GAAACAAAAGCAAAGATGCGTGCTTCCCGGTTGAGGTTCCTCCATGGGTGAGCGCGGTACTATGTGTGTCTACCTCGCATACGCTGGCGCGCACACTACGCGCTGGTCGGGCGGCGACAAGGTGAATTGGCAGAACTTCAAACGTGGAAGTTTGATTCGAAAAGCCATGTACGCTCCCGCCGGTCACAAAATCGTAAAGGCCGACAAGTCGCAGATCGAGTGTCGTATCCTCAACTATGTAGCGGAGCAATGGGATGTCATCGAGAGATTCAGAAATAATGTCGATCCTTATGTTGGAATTGCAAGTCAATTCTATGAGCGAACTATTACCCGAGATGATCCGGCTGAACGAGGTGTTGGTAAGCAGCTTGAACTATCTTGTGGATACGGGGCGGGTGCAGAGACAATTTGCCGAACGGCTAAACGTGGCACATATGGCCCTCCGGTCGTCCTTAGTGCAGCTCAGGGACTTGCCGCCCGAGATCTTTATCGATCTACCCACCAAAACGTCGTCGCCTACTGGAAGCAAGCCAGTCGAATCATCAGCGCTCTCGCAGGAAGCGCTGGCCATACTCATTGGGGGCCGCTGACCGTCGAAACCGGCAAGATCAGCCTGCAGGGCATTCCGATCTGGTATCCCGAGCTGCATTTCCATCGCGACGAGGAGAGCGGGGAGGAATACTGGCGCTACAAGACCCGCAAGGGCTGGGCCAAGCTGTACGGCGGCAAGCTGGTCGAGAACGTGGTGCAGTTTATGAGCCGGGTGGACATGAGTCAGTCTCTACTGCGTATCCTGGCGCGCACCGACATTCGCCCCGCCCATCTGGAACACGACTCGGCCGCGTGGATCGTCCCTAATTCGCTTGTGGAGCCGTTCACAAGTGTGGTAACTCAGGAAATGACGCGGGCGCCAGTTTGGCTGTCCGATATTCCCCTCGCTTGCGAGGTAACGATGGGAGAGACGTTGTGACGCCAAAACACGGATGCGTTCTATCCGAAGATGGAATGTGTATTATGGCGTTCGCTTGCAACCCATGGAAAGCGTGCGGCTATTATCGAACCAGAGAAATCATAAGGAGCCAGTCCGATGCCCTCAACCAGCCTGAAGCAAAAAAGAACGATGGCCGCGATCGCACACGGCTGGAAACCGCCGAAGGGCAGCAAAGTGTCGAAGATACCGAAGAAAGTTGCAAAGGACTTCAACCGCGCTGATGTGAAGAAGGGGAGGAAGAAATGAGCGAGATGGAAAAAGCCCTCGAAGCGGACGGCGAAAAGCTGCGCCAGCTTACGGGGCAAGAACACGGGCCTTTCTGCCCTCGTTGTCTGGTCAATCCTCTTGATCGCGCGCTGCTGGGTTTATTTGGCGAAGGACATATTTGCGGAAGTTGCTGGCTAGCAGATCGTTACGAAGTGGGTGAAGTATGATCCAATCAACCCTCAACGACCGTGAAGCCAAGTACGGCGACTTCGGCGAACTGGCCAAGGCGATCCAGGCTTACAAGTCCGCGATCCGCCACGCGCCGTCATGGCCGAAGATGACGGCGGTGCAGCGCGAAGCCGCCGAGATGATCGCAACCAAGCTGTGCCGCATCGTCTACGGCGATCCTCTGCACTTCGACTCATGGCACGACATCGCCGGCTACGCCACGCTGGCCGCGGAGGAGTTCGGCGAGAGCAAGCGCCCGATGGTGCCGGCCGAGAACCCGGCCACGCCATTGGAGCTGGAGAAGGCAGTGGCGACATGATCCGCGTATACACGGCTTCAAAACTTTCAACTGCTCCTCTTTGGCGCGAACTTTCCAAAAAATGGCCGCACGTACTTTTTCACGCGCGATGGCTGAAACACAACGAGATTGGTACGCCTGATCTGCGGGAGTACGCTGGCCGTTTCTGGCAGGAAGACGAGCAAGATGTGAAATGCTCAGATGCTGTATTAGTATACGCAAAGGAAGGTGAGCATTTGCGTGGTGCCTTGGTAGAAGCGGGTATGGCAATTGCTTACACGATTCCCATCATTGTCGTTGGCACGCATCCCGACTATGGAACGTGGCAGTACCATCCGTGTGTTGAGCGTGTAAAAGACTTAGACGAAGCCGGGGAAATGCTAAAGCATTTAGACACGTTAACCGGGCTTGCGCAAACGGGGCATCAATGAAACTCCCCGTCGCCTCCTTCACGTTTCTGCGCGACTGGGACAACTGCCCGCACAAGGCGTACCGCCGATACATCGCGAAGGATCTGCCGAAGTTCGAGCACACCAAGGAGACAAAATGGGGTGACGAGGTTCACACTGCGTTCGAAGTGAGGATAAAACATGGAACGCTTTTTCCGCAAGGCATGGAGAAGTTCGAAGCGATCGCAGCAACGCTTGTCAGCATTGGCGCGCGAGCTGAAAAGATGCTGGGAATTACTGTGGATGGCGCGCATTGCGAGTTTTTCGCACCTGATGTCTGGCTGCGAGGAAAAATAGACGCGACCGTTATTGGCGCCTACGTGATGCCGGAAACCGACTCGGTTCGGGCTGCCGCGGCTATTTTCGACTGGAAGTCTGGCAAGCGACGCGAAGAGAAGGCCGAGCTGGAGGTTCACGCAGTTCTTTTGAAAGCATGGCAGCCCAGCGTGCAGAAGATTACGGCGCACTACGTCTGGCTCCAGGATAACGAAGTAGGTAAAGCGCACGACGTCTCCGACACGGAGAAGAAGCTGGCGGAGATACGATCGGTGATGAACACAGTGCGCAACTGCATGGAGATCGAGAACTTCCAGAAGCGGCCGAACCCGCTGTGTGGATGGTGCCCGGTGGAAGACTGTGAATTCAATCGAAAGGGGAGATAGATGCAAGTGCAAATTACGAAACAGGAAGGCTACAAGCCAAACGTTGTAATTAGAGCCAACACTGAAACCGCTTACGATGTAGCCACCATTGACGAGTGGATTCGCAATCTTCGTCTCGCGCGCACATGGCTTGCCAAAATGAAAACCGCCAAATGAAAATCCTTTTTCTCCTCCGCTCCGGCGTGATCGAGTGGGAAGTGCCTGCTGCGCTGGAGCCGTCGTTTCACTTCAGCCAGATGGCTACGCAGGTCCGCATGGCCGGGTATTTCATGGCTGATAACCTCTATATCAGGCATGACGAGTTGATCGGAATATCGGTGGCCGGCGACGGGCCGGTCTACAAACCGCCGGGAGCTACGATGCAATGAAGGTGCATAACAAATACGCTGGCACAGCGCCTGCAAATGCGGTCTACGTGGGGCGTGGATCGCCGTGGGGTAACCCATTTCGTATTTCAGAATATCAAGATCGTGACGAAGTGTGTGATCGTTTCGAACAAGAAGTGCTTCCAAAACTCGATCTGACTTTATTACGCGGGAAGCATCTTGTTTGCTTTTGTGCTCCGTTACGTTGTCACGCGGATGCGTTGTTGCGAGAAGCAAACAAATGAGCACCCCCGAAGCCCTCCTGAAGACCAAGATCCGCGCTTATTTGCGCGACGAACTCGGTGCCTATGTTTTCAGCCCGGTGCAGATGGGTATGGGCGAGTCGACGCTAGATATTCTCTGCTGCATCAAGGGGAAGTTCGTCGGCATCGAGGTCAAGACACCGGGCAAGAAACCCACACCACGGCAGATATCAACGATTACCAGGATCATCGAGGCTAGTGGCATGGCGTTCTGGACGGACTCCTTGGACTACACCAAGGAGATGTTGAGAGCGGGAGGCTTCGTGCTGCCATGAAGATCGTTTGTCCGTGCTGTAAAGGAAAGGGAGAGATTGAAGAGACCGCACCGGTGCACCTGTCGCCACTGCAGTTAAAAATCTATAAAACGGTACGCAAATCAGCTTACGGCATTCCGGGTACGGAGCTGGTTAATAGAATCTATGCTGATCGCGACGATGGCGGCCCGTTGTGGGCTTCAGTTTCAATAAATGTGCAAATTCTGCGTATGAACAAGCGTCTTGCTGCGGTAGGTCAGCGCATCGGCTGCGGCAATGGAAAGCTCTACAGGCTCACGAATGTGGTTTGACGCCCAGCGCAACGTGGTGATCTACGACACGCCGGGAGATGATCGGATCATCTCCAGCGTACCGCAGGCAGTGCAGCTGCACAACGGCTACGTCGCTGCTCCTGCCACGCTCTACAATCTCCAACTGCTTCGCTATCTCGGCTTTCCCACAATCCAACCGATGGATGTCTCCTATGACTGGCCAGGACGTTATATCCCTTTTGTTGCCCAACGCGTTACCGCTAATTTTCTTTCTGTGCATCCTCGGGCGTTTGTACTCAATGACATGGGTACAGGGAAAACTCTCGCTGCGTTATGGGCCGCTGATTTTGTCATGCGAGCTAATCACGGTGTGCGCTGCCTGGTGGTTGCTCCTCTTTCCACACTAGAAAGGGTCTGGGCCGATGCCATCTACCAGAATTTCCTCGGATGTCGGACGTGCGTTGTTCTTCACGGGAGCGCGAATAAACGCCGCGAATTGTTGCGACAGGAAGCCGATTTCTACATTGTCAACTACGATGGCGTCGAAGTACTCGCTAAAGAGCTTCTCGAAAGATGTGATATACGGATGTCGATTGTCGATGAAGCGTCAGCCTACCGAAACAGGGCTACAGAGAGGCATAGAATTGCTAGAAAACTCCTGGCTTTTAAAGATTACCTCTGGCTCATGACCGGCACCCCGACGCCGAACGGTCCCACCGATGCCTACGGCATGGCCAAGCTGGTCAACAACGCCTTCGGCGAAGGTTGGCAGTCCTACCACGACCGCGTCATGACCAAGGTGTCGATGTACAAATGGGTGCCGAAGGCTGGCGCGCACGAGCAGGCACACAAACTACTGCAGCCTTCCGTCCGCTTCGCCATCAGCGACTGTGTGGATTTGCCGCCGTGTACGGTACAGGCGCGCGATGTCGAGCTGTCGCCCGCGCAAGCCAGCGCCTATAAGGCGATGAAGCGCGATCTCCAGATCATGGCGGCGAAGGGGCCGATCACCGCGCAGAACGAAGCTGTGTTGCGCCTGAAGCTACTGCAGATATCCTGCGGGGCGATCTACGGCGCCGACCGCGAGATTCACCATGTCGATGCCGCACCTCGTATCCGCGCACTGCGCGAGATCATGGAGCAGTGCCGCGAGAAAATAATTATCTTTGCCCCCTTCACAAGTGTCGTACATATGATACATAGGGAGTTGAAGAAGGACTACTCATGTGCCATCATCAACGGAGAAGTCAGCAGCAAAGAAAGGTCGGAGGTATTTCGGACGTTCCAGGATACTGACCATCCTCATGTGCTCGTCGCTGACCCCGGAACAATGGCGCACGGTCTTACGCTTACTGCCGCTACAGCGATTGTCTGGTACGCCCCAACAGATCGCACGGAGACTTACTTGCAAGCCAATAAACGGATTGATCGTCCTGGACAAACGAAGCACACGACGATTATTCAGCTTGCAGCCACGCCTGTCGAACGGGAGGTTTACCGTCGGCTCGAAGCAAACGAAACAATGCAGGGGTTGATCCTGCAATTGGCTAAAGGCAAACTCTAAAGAGTTCGCCCAAAAGGGGAAGATATGACGACGCTGGAAGTTTTAACTGCGTTAAAAACCGATGTTCGAGCCTATGGAACAAAAATGCTTAACGAGGCAGAACACGCTACTGCAATTGGTTCGGATGAACTACACTTCGCTGCGGTAACGGCCGCAGGTGTCGCAGAATTGTTTATGCGTATGATCGATCGACACGCGCGGAAAATATCATGAACGCTTCCGATCTCATCGCCCAATACATCAAGCTTCGCGATTACGTCGAGAAGCGCTCGGCGGAACATGCCGAGGAGTTGAAGCCCTACCGCGAAGCTCTCACCGCGATCGAGAACGCTGGAGCTGCGATGCTGATCGAGCAAGGCGGCGAGGAGGGCAAGGCCAACATCGTCACGCCAGCCGGTACGATGTACCGGAAGCGCTGGACCTCGATCAAGATGGCTGACCGCTCGATTTTCTTTGGCTTCGTCGCTGCCGACTGGGCTGCGCGGCAATCGTTCTTGACTTCGGCCGTCACAAAGTCCGAAGTGGAGGAGTTCATCGAACGCGAGAAAGCTATCCCACCCGGTCTCGACATCGCGCGAGGCTATTCTGTCAACTTCAACAAACCAAAATAGGAGTCGAAATGAAGCTTCCCAAAATACTGTACGTGAAAATGGAGAAAGATGGCGGTATCGTATATCCCATCTCCGCGGAAACCCTTATCGACATCGTTGAGATGGGAAGAACGACCCGTGTCGGCGTCTACAAGTTGTGCGAAACAACTTACGCTGAATGCCGAGTGAAAACATCCCGTACCAAAAAGGAATTAAAATGACCAATCAACTTCCCGCCCATCTTCAGAATCGTCAGCGCCGCGATCTCGCTACAGCGGCAATCGGCGGTCTCAACATGGGATCCCCACCGCACATCTCGATCGCGGGCAACCGCTTCACATTAATTGACGACGCTGGCAACGAGAAGCCGATCCAGACCCTGTTCCTCGACGTCTGTGTGATCGACGCCAACCAGGCGGTATCGAAGATTTACTTCGACCCGCGCATTCCCTTCGAGCCTGGCGGCGACAACTCCAACCCGCCGATCTGCTGGTCGGACAACGGCATCGGCGCCAGCGTGCAGGCCAGCGTGCCGCAGAACACTTCGTGCCAGATGTGTCCGCAGAACGCATGGGGCTCGGCGACGTCGAAGGCCACCGGCAAGCCAGTCAAGGCGTGCAACGACGTCAAGAAGCTCGCCGTGCTGATCCCCGGCATGGAGATGGTGTTCCTGTTGCGTGTCCCGCCGGCGTCCCTGAAGAACCTCGCCAAATACACCCAAACCCTGGCTGGTCACGGGGTCGACCTGCCGGACGCGGTGACCCGGCTGGAGTTCGAGAGCCAGGGCGTGCTGAAGTTCACCCCGATGGGGTATGTGGACGCGGCAACCGCGGCGCTGACTGACAAGGTGATCGTTGCGAAAGCGACGGACAACCTTGTCGGACGCAACGACAAGCCGTGGGGAGGCCAGGCAGACGCTCAGAAGATCGCCTATGCTCAGCAGCAGGCTCCTGCGATCGCTGCACCGGCAGCCTCCGCTGCCCAGCCCATGGCACCTCCACCGCAGCCGTTCGGAGGTCAGCAGGCCATCCCTGCAAGTAACGTTCAGAATGCTTTTGGAGGAAACCAGCCTGCTGCTGACCCTTTCGGCCAAGCTGGTACATCTTCGCCGACGGATGCGACCCCGCCGAAAACGCGCAAACCGCGAACGCCGAAGGTTGAACCCACTGCGCAGGCCGACGACGGCATTCCGCCGTTCTTGCAGCGCAATCCCGCAACCCCGGCTGCTCCTGCACCCAACCCCACCCAGTTCGGCATGCAGCAGAACCCACCGGCGCCTGACGCGGATATCCAGGCGGCGCTCGACGCTGCGTTCCGGTTACCGACATGAAGCAGCCGGATTTGCATGCCTCTGGATGGCCTGAATTACGTTTCTATGGAACCGCAAAAACAGACGGACACATCTGGTGGTACGAAGATGTGCAGGAGGACGGATCAATAGTGCGTCGCCCTCTGCAACCTTATCGCGTTCTAGCGGAGTTCATTGAATGAAATCCTTCTCCCAACGCCTCGCCATCTGCCTGAAGCGGGGGCAGATGGCGCAAGGTGACTTGCGCTGGTGGTTCGGACGGTCATACTCTACGACCGCTTCGTGGCTCAAGGACGACCGTGAGCCGCGGGGACTGGCAGGTGACGAGGCGCGCAAGCGTCTCGCGCTGCTCGAAAAGGGGATCGCTCTGAAAAAGGGGTTCCCCGTCCCCGTGGCCCTGTCGTCCACCCAGCGTCCCGCTTACATCGAGAAAACCTATGGCATCTGCGCTGGAATTTCTCGAAAGAATTCTGCCCGAGGACGGCTACAAGTGCGCGACGGTGTTCAATGAAGGAAAAGTCTGGAACAAATTCTTTTCAACATGCGAAGCGCTTAGCGCGTATGTGGGCCAACAAGACGGGCTCGGAAGAACTGTCTATCATGGCTGCGCAGTATTCGGAACACCTGACTCTCGCAAGCAAAATAACGCCCTCGGGGCTAGAGCGTTCTGGCTCGACATCGATGTCGGAGAAGGCAAGCCTTACGTCGACGCAACTGCAGCAGCTAACGCTGTTTCTTCCTTCGCAGTCTCAACCGGTCTTCCCGTTCCCACTTATGTTGGGTCAGGCAACGGCATTCATGTCTATTGGCCACTGGAAAACGTGGTGGGTAGTAAAACATGGCAGCGCTATTCCGAAGGACTGCGCCGTTTATGTAAAAATGAAGCCCTACAAGTGGACGCTGTTCGAACTTGCGATCTTGCAAGTGTGCTGCGAACTCCCGGAACCTACAACCGAAAACATGGTGTAACCAAGCTTGTTCAGGTAGGCGACCTCACCGGTCCCTACGATCTCAGTCAGTTCGATATTTTTTTAGAAGGGGAAACGAATGACGCTTCACGGAATAAACTGCCAGTGCAGCCGGTGCGAGGATCGCGCGAACGCGGAATTCCGTCGATCATCTCCGCCGCAGCCAACATCTACGCCGACGAGCCAAATTTCACCGAAGCAGTTACTCGATCTTGTGGACAGGTTGCTCGCCTTGCGATCACAAGCGGCAGACTTATGGAGCCAGATTGGTACGCTACACTCGGAGTTCTTGCTGCCTGCATTGATGGTCCCGCATGGGCACACCGTTGGTCTTCAGGATACGATGGATACACCTTCGCCGAAACTCAGTCTCGCCTCGATAGGTCTCGCGAGTTTGGACCTACCACTTGTGCGAAATTCGAAAGTCTCAACCCCGCAGGCTGTCAAGCCTGCCCGTTCAAAGGAAAAATCACAAGTCCCATACAGCTTGGAAGAAGTCCGCGAGTGGGGGGACAAAATAGTATTCGACATGCTGAACTCGGGAACGAAGATTTACTACGTTCCGATAAAGGACAAAGCGAATCGATCGGCGGTAGCACGAATGGCAGCGCAGAAACGCCGAAAGAAGACCCGATCATCCCCGAAGGCTACCACTGGTTCGGCAAAAAGCTCGTCGTCGAAACCGAAAAGATAGAAGGCGTCCCGTCGCACCAGGTAATCTCAGCCTACCCGGTTTATCTCGATGCCGTGCAGACCGGAGAAGTGAACAGCGGCTACAGCCTGTCGATGAAACTGGAGTTGCCGCACGAGCCGATACAGTCGATCATCATGTCTGCAAAGACGTTCTTCTCGGCGTCGGGGTTGTCGGAGATCGCAGGCGCAGGCGTGATGGTGCACAGTCCCGACCTGTTCAAGCAGTTCGTGCGCGACTCGGTCGATATGTGGAATGGAGACAACAAATTGGAGCGGCGCTATGACCAGTTCGGATGGAAAGACGACGAAACTGCGTTTCTTTTCGGGACGAACTTGTACACATCAACCACTGTTAAAGCCATCATCGGATCGGATGAAGTCCAATCTCGATCACAGTATTTGGGACCACGCCGAAATGGTTCTATCGCCGGATGGAGCAGTGCAGCTAACCAGTTATTTGCCCTCGGGCACGAAGCGCAAGCATTTGCTTTACTGTCTTCGGCTGCTGCCCCACTTATGCGCTTTCACTCGTCGGGCGAGGGTGGCGCGATCGTCTCTTTGGTTAGCGATAAGAGTGGTACTGGTAAGACCACTGCGCTCGAAGCTGCAGCGTCGTTTTGGGGCCGACTGAAAGGCACCCAGATCATCGACGACGACACCAGCGTGGCAAAGGGGCTCAAGCTCGCAGTGTTTGGCAACATCGCCTGCACCTACGACGAGCTTTACAATCGCGACCCGGAAGTGATCCGGCGCTTTGTTTTGATGTTCACCAATGGAAGGGATAAGGATCGTGGAACAGCCGATGGGACTTTGCGCCATGTGCGAGCAGAATGGCAAACTATCCTCCTCCTCGCGTCTAATAATTCAATCGTTGATATCCTGTCTTCTATGGATGGAACAGACGCACCGGCATACCGGGTACTTGAATTTCTTATGGACACCCCCGCCACCATGGACAAACGGAGAGGGGACGCCCTTAAACAGCAACTCGACGCAAACTCTGGATTTGCGGCTGACATTTACCTCCGAACCCTCCTCCAACCCGCCACGCTGAATTTCATCAAGACATCGCTGCCGAAGTGGACCGATGAAATCTGGAACAAGACGGGTCTCGACAAGGAGCATCGATTTTGGGTGAGGACGATTGCCAGTGTTATGGCTGCGGGCGTGCTCGTGAGGCACGCAGGACTGCTGGACTTCGCGGTCGACCGCATCTCGGCCTGGGCAATCGAGCAGGTGCAGGACAAGAAGCGCCTGCATGGGGAATTAACTGGACATCGTTCGCCGATATCCATGCTGGTTTCATTTTTGGACCAGCACTTGCTCGATACTATCGTGGTGCCGAAGGCATTCAAACCGGGGCCAAACCAGACATCGCACGTTCTGCTGGAACCGCGACGCAGCCTCCTGGTCAGGCATGAACTGCTGGAGAGCCGCATCTACATCGAGGAGCAGACCTTGAAGAAATGGCTGGTCAAGGTGGGGATCAACACCGAAGGGTTCTACAAGGAGTTGAAGGCGAGCGGCATCCTCGGTACGACGCGGCGGGTAACGCTGGGCGCCGGCACCCCGCACTCGACCGGACAGACGACGGCCATCGAGATCATCGCCAACCACCCCAGCATGAGCGGCCACGTAGCGAACGTGGAGACGCTGGCTACGCCGTCGGTGAGGCGCGCTTAATGCACGCAGTAGTCAGTAAGCAGGTGAAAGAATTTTATACCGAGGACGCGCAAGCATTCGATCCTCGCTATCCTGCTGTGAAGTTTCGAGGCAAGGTTTATGTTGCAACACCTCGACACCTGGACGCTATCAACCTAGCCTTTGCAGGGATGACCCAAATGCAGAAACATAGGGTAAGCAACCGGATCGCTGACGGCAAAGAAACAATGTTATTTGGTAGCGCCAAAGGCGACGGCACCGGATGGGAATGGAACGAAAAATTTCAGGCAACACGCATAATAATGTACGGCTTCGATTAACTTACTACCTTCATCAACCTGACATCTTCCTGCTCCATGCGAGCAAGCAACTGCGCCAGGGTGTCGTTGTTGCGCTTCTTCAGGCGCGAGTCGTCAACGCGAAGCTGGGTAGTGAGAATGGTGCGCGCAGCGTCGGCCTGCGCTGCCAACAGCTTCATGTCGTCCATCGACATCGGCTCGCTCAGCAACTCGTCGTAGAAGTCGAGTGCCTTCTGGGTTAGGTTGTCCAGCTTGGCCGAGGAGTCCAGTACCGCATCGCGCGCTTCCGCAGTGACGATGATCTCGGGCTCGGTGTAGTGCACGGTCGCGGCAGGCAGTACGATGCCGTCGAGTGCGCCCAGCGAAGGGACGTCCTTCTCATGACGTTTTTTGATATGATTCGGGACTTCGCCGAACATTGTAAATTCCTATGTGGCAGACACCGTTCAGCTTAAAGCAACCAACACTTCATCGGACTCGATCAACTGCCCGCCGAGCGGTATTGTAAGGTGTCTGCCACACAGCTTCTATACAGACATTTGTTATACTTGTCAACGCTTCTCATTGTGGACCACCGTACAGTTTCTTCGTAGCGTATTCTTTTGCACTGTAGTAGCCCTGTTCGATCAGTCCTTTCGGTTTCAACTCATGCATACGTGCGTCTTTTTCACGCAGCCGTTTACCGTAAGCTTTCCCGCGTTCTGTCTTTTCAGAAGTGTTTTGTCCCCCGACGATTGTATCAAGCACTGCACGTCCTGCTGAACGGCCACCGGATGTTGTCTGATCTACGGTGCCATAGGGCGAAACCAAAGCCTTGGCCGCGTGCTGCACACGAGGAACTGTGCCATCCAGACTTTTACCGGTAAAGAAGTCCTTGCCGAAAAATTGCTGCAGCACTTCCTTTGTCGCCGGTGCAGCAGTGATCTGGTTGCCTAGGAACTGAGAAAAACTGATGTCGTTGTTCCACCATTCATTCGCAGCGCGAGGGACGGACATCGCACCTCGTGCTAGCATCTTTGCCTTAGGATCATCCGTTATTTTTTGGTAAATCGCGTCGAGCACTGGATATACGACATACCCCATAGCCGCGAGCGCTGCGACGTTGCCCAGCGCCTCAAGTTTCTCCTTCGGCGTACCCTTCGCCAAATCCGTCGCCATGTGCATGAACGACTTCCACATGCCGTAGTGGTAGCGGCTGAACACGGTGAACGCAGGCTCCTGCGCAATCTTGGAGAATTCGCGGCTGCCCATGATCGTAGTCGGAATGCGGTAATTCGGGATGTGCTTCTCAGCCTCGTGCAGCGCCTTCCTGACCGGCAGACCTTTGCGCTCCAGCTCCAGGTATCGATGCATCATGAACATGTCACTGGTCGCCCACAATACGTTGCGCATCTTGCTGTACCACCACGCTGTGGCTTCGTAGGGCGTTTTCAGTCCCAGCTTGTTGAACAGCGGCTTCCACGACCCCCAATTTTTCTCAATGTCCATACCAAGGTGCCGGCCGATGTCGCCATAGAAGTCAGCATTCTTCACACCGCCGTAGACAAGACCCCCGCCTTCGCGCAGCCACTTCTGGTACTCCGGCCCCTGCGTTACTGTTTCCTTCAGTGCGCGGGTCATGTCGGTGGCGAAGTGCCGCCACGGTCCCGGTCGCACCCAGTCCCAGCCACGCGCAACACTCCAATGCACGCCGACGTTCTGCATGTGCCCGATCGGGTTCCAGAACATGGAGGACGTGGCGAACTGGTTGGCGCGTCGCAGTGACGACTCGGCATCGAGGAAACCCGGCTTGTAGAAGTCGTCGAGCACATGCGCGTACTTCGGATCGACGTACCAGTCGCTGAACTGTGGCATCTTCGGCCGGACCCATCCCTTGGGTATTTCGCGGTTGCCCCCTGCCTTGGTGGCGTGTTCCAGCCACCACGGAGATGCCTGCACGTCCCTGACAAATTCCAAGTTGCGCACCACCTCGCGTAGCCGCACCACGGCGTCCGCAGTGTTGACGAAGGCGTTCTTGTGGTACTCGGTCGGGGTGTGTTGCTCGATCTCCTTGGTGCGCGCCTGCGTGACCTTCCATGGCTTGCCGCCAAGTTCCACTTCACTTCCTGGCACCAGATCGTGCTCGCCGGAGATGTTCGTACCTTTCTTTCCGTTCCAAACTGTTACACCGTCGGGGCTCGCGGACACCACCTTGCGCACGCCTGCTTCGTTCTCAATCGCAAAATATTTGCGGTTCTGCATCGCTGACGTCGAACGCGGCAGTCCGCGCGTACCGGCCACCGGGTCGTAAGCATCGCCGCTCAGGCTGTCATAGGCAGGAGCGTGACCCTTGGCGATACGGTGGATGTAATTGGGGTCTTCGACCAGATCAGCACCACCCAACTCCTTGGCGCGCTGGGCAAGCGCTGCCTGTTCCTCACGCAGCGGCTTCAAGTGCTGCTCTGAAATCACCTGTTCTTCCGGTGACAGCTTTGCAAACTCGGCCGGGTCTTCGGCGGCATGATAAAGCCGTTCGCCGAGTTTGGGGTCGCGTGCAACTTCGGGCAGCGCTTTGATCTTATTGCCCACCTCGGCGCGATCAGCCACCGATGACTGGCGTAGCACCTGGAGATCGTCCGCGAGACCTTGAGGTGTTTTAGGCTCAGGTACTGGAGCGCCTTCGATGGGTACTTCCGGCTTCATCCGCGCGGCGTTGTCCGACGTCTTGACCTGTTCGGGAGTTGGTTTCGGTGTTTCAACTGCTGCTTCCAGCGCTTCTATTTTTGGTTTGTTGAGATCGGCTTCGATGGGACTCCATGTTTTGCCACCATCATTAGAAACCTCCAGATCAGATGGATGCACTTTGCTG